GCGTCTGCTGCAGCAGACTTTTCAAGCAAGCCACCATCTAACCAAAAAGTATCCCCAGCAATATTGTCTGTAGAATAAAAGCTAACTTTAACTAATGGGTTTCCAGCATCTTTAGAGAATGGTGGGGTAATTCCTGCAACGTAAACTTGAGTAGGCGTAGTAGTTGACAGAGTAAAAGGATCGCTATCTATAGTATAAATATTTGTAGTATAGTACTGGCCGTCAACATCTGAAAGGACTGCAGACTGTAGTTCTTTAGAAGATTGATTAGAAAATTCTAGGCGTACTTTCATAGTTCTGGCAGAAGAACCTAGAACATATGCGCTAGCAATAATTTCTTGACCTGGCTCTATAGCAACCCAATCTGAAATAAACCCTGCTGTACCGGTTGCAGTAGAAACTAATTTTCCTACTTTAGTTCCGTGAATAATAGCTGCAGTAGTAACACTGTCTTGACTTAATGAGCCGTTGAGAGCTGTCCAAGAGCTTAAACCATATTCCATTTCTGGGTTAAAGAAATAGTTTTCTTTTTCTCCAGCAACGTTTATGTAAATTTTACGAGCATCTTCAAACATAAAGCTGTGCTCTGGCTCAGCAAGTTGAAACATATCAAAATAAACTATGTTTGAGGTTGCAGATGAAGGGGTTACCGTTAAGTTAATTTTAGCAAATTTAGCAGTTAAAGGAGAAAGTTTTCCATTTCTTCCTGAGTCTGAAGCGCTTGTAAATTCTGCAAATGAAGTGGTTGTTGTAAGAACAGTACCGGCAGAAGTAGTTCCAAGAGAAGCACCAAACTGATCGTACCAAGTAATAGTTGCAGAAACGTTTGTAGCTACTGCAGTACGTCTTGCATAACCTGAAAAAACATATCGGGTGTTTCCTGATATAGGAATCCCGTTAGTTTTAATATCAAGACCTGAAGCAGGTAGTGACATGGTTATTGCTGTTGTAGCTGAAGTTACTAGTTTTCCTACACCTTGAGATCTTACTGGCGCTGTTAAATCTGTAAATGGGGCTGGAGCAGAAATACCAGCTAAGCTATAAGTAGTTGAGGTTAAAGTACCACTAGAAACACCCCAACGTCCAATAGATTCTTCAAATGAAGAGTCATTATAGTCTAACATCATGTTGTGACCTAGAGAATACCGTGCGTTCCAGTGAGTAAGCGCTGTTGTATAAATTGTTAAACCTAAAGAAGTTCCTTTGTATGAGTTAACAATATTGCCTGTAGCAGCAATAGATCTGTTGTAAACATCTCCCAAAGCAGCCTCATATTGAAGACCCAAGCTTGTAGTTTTTGCATTTAATAACGCACTTGGAGTATAGAATGGGTTTAAAGAATTGGCTAAGATACTTCCTTGTACTCTCATATAGTCGTACATAAAAGAAAATACACCAAGAGTAGTTACTAGGCTATTGGTATCAGCATTAGATAAACCTTCTCCAACATTATCTACAGGATTAAGCCAAGCTTTTGGTAACCAGTTACTTATCTTAGCTAAAGAGTTTTTATCTCCAACTAAAATTGCATAGGATGTTCCACAAAATTTCCAGCCAGAACCATTAAACAACCAAAGAGAATACGAAACTTCTAAATCTTCTACATCAGTAATTACATCCGTGTATGTTGTTTTAATACTTGAATAAGCTCCACCATCAAGAATAATACCGTTAGTAGGGTCATCTAAGCTTCCAGAGTAGCTTTTAACAAGAACCCAGTGTGTAGGGCTAGGATCATTAGGGTCAGGAACAATAGGGTCCCAAACAACTTTTATTGTTTGATAGTCATTTGAGGACGCAAAAATGTTTGAGTTATAGTAAACACTTACTACAGAAGTTACGCCGTAACGTACTCCCGAACCATATCGTCTAGTACCATACTTTGCCATTTATTAGATTCCACCGGTAACTGTAGTAACCAAACTGCTAGAAAGAAGGTAAGGAATTTCATTTGCTGCAAGAGACAGGGTACCTACAGACCCAGAACCATCTCGAGAAAGTTGAGTAATTGTGGCAGAGATTACTCCAGGTACATTTTGAATAGCTGATGTAATAGCAGATAGAGGAATTACTCTTCCAAAAGTATTTTGATCGTAATAAAATACCCCTGTATCTCCCAGCATTGCTTGATAGATACCTAGTTTTACATCTGAATTTTTCCACGCTGAATCTGCGGTAACAGTAGCTGATAGATAAATTGGAACATAAGTTGGAGGAAGAACACTCAGGGTTGTTCCAGCCAAAATTTTGTCTGCCATATAGCTTTGAACAAGGTAAGAAAGGTTAGTCCAAGCAGATGTAGGGGTTAATGAGATAGCTAATCCACCAACTACATAGGTAGTAGTCACTGTACTTGCCACTGTAAATGATGATGTAGTTGGGACAGCTGTAATAACAGCTCCTTGTAAATTATACGCAACGGGATTTACCCCTGAAATATTTACCGTGTTTCCAATAGCAAACCCATGGTCTACGTCAGTAGCAAATGTTACCGCTGTACCTGTAGTTGCAACACCAATAATGTTTGCTTGAGGGTAACCTGTAGCAGCTTGACCATCATTTAGTGGTTGAACATATAGATTTACGTTAGTATAAACACTTGATGCGGCGCTAGCTTTTCCTACTCCTCCAGCAAGAGTTGCTAGATAAGCAAAGTCATCTATTGTTACAGCTCTACGTCTAGTTAAAACTGCAGCTTTAATCTTATTTTTAATGTCGGTTAGAGTATCTCCGTTAGAGCCGCCTGTTGCAGGAGCACTGTTAGAAACAGTAAAGTAAGAAGTAATCTGTGGATCAACGTTACCAGGAAAAAATGTAAGTTCAGTAACAGAAAGAGATTTAATATTACCGGCAGAACCAACGCTCACTTTATAAGTTGCACTAATAAGTTGACCACTTGGAGGTATAGCTCCGTTTACATTGTCACCAAATAAAATATCAACTGTGCCGTCTTCGTTAGGTGTTGTGGTAAATACCTTATCACCAGGACCAGATTCAAATAGATTATCTACATAAACCCAGTTACCAAAAGCAACGCCTTGTCCTACGTAAACAGTAATAGAGTTGTTTACAACACCAGGTTCAGGAATTGTAAAGGTTTGATTAGATAGTCCATCTGAAGTACCAAGATTGGCAGGCAAAGCAATATTGTAAGTACTGTCAATTAAGTCAGGCTTATCAGTATTTACTGTCTTTCCTTCTTGACATGCAAGTGTTACTGATGCGCCTGGAACTACTGCTGTAGCTGAGGCAGTAGTTTCAAAATATACTTCAGAGTATGCACCAAAAGAAAGAGGAGCCATAACTTGAGTACCAATTGGAATATCAATTGTATTACTACTAATGTTAGTAAAAGTAACATTTACTATAGCTGGGGTTGGCCCAGAAACTACATAGTCATATAGCTTAGCAAATGACAACAACGTATTACGTTGAATAGCTGTATCAATAGTAGTTTCATTTGCAATACGGTCCAGATAGTGAGACATAATGTCTCCCATGTACGCAAAAGTTTCAACCAGTACATGCCCTAAATCAGAATAATCAGTAGGGTCCCAAGTAGTGTTGGTACGTTCTTTGATTAAATTAATGAGGTCTGCTTTTAACGCAGCAAAATCTCGTGATGTATAGTCAATTTGCATTTTAATACCCCGCTGTCGTAGTTCCGTTGTAGTTAATGGTGCCAGTATTGATTGTTAAAGAAGTAAGTGTATCATCCGGCAACTTTAAAGATACTATTACATTTTCAGTGCCATCGGCATTTCCACCAGAAAATTCAACTGAAGTTACGCTTACTTGTGGAATCCAGTTTGAGATTGCTTCTGATATGGCAATTGGGATGGCAATTTTTGCGTCGCTATCGTTCTCAAATAAACTCTTGCTCCAATTAACCCCATACTTTGGTTCCATAGGACGCTGCCCAACATAGAATGACAAAAGAGTTAGGACTCGATCTAAGTAAATTTTAGTGGCTGATTCGGTATATTGTGCTACACCAGAAGGACTGATAGTATATGGAAAGCTAAGTGCTTTGCTCATGACTGTACTCCTATCCATACCGGGTAATCAGGATCTCCCGCAATAAACATAACCCAAACTAATTGGTTTACGGCCGGAACAGTTCTATGAAAAGTATGCTCTGGAGTCTTAAGACTAGTAGATGAACTAGTAGTTCCAGGAGCACTAAGGCCGCTAGCAGTAGTATATGTGCTAGTTTCTAAAGTGTCTGTGGTAGCTGTAGGTGAAGATACAACAACATTTTTAGTTACCATAGTCTTGGTAGTAGTGTGCGGATGGTTAAGCTGTCCCCCGCCACTTTTAGCAACAACGGTAAGCGCAGGAATAGTAACAGATCCACCTTGAGGATCTGATGCTGTTGTGGCAGTTGTTGTAAGTAGGGCTGCAATTTGTGACGCAGTATGCGGTTGATGATCTGGATGATAAGAAGTGTCTGTAATTGGCAAACAGGCTGGCGCCCAGTTATGAGATTCCAGTCCGGTAGGTCCATAAACTAATACTTGAATTCTATTTCTATTTAAAGGATCTTTAACACTTGTTACTTGACCAGAGTAAAGACCATAAAAACGAGGACGACCTTGTGGGTCCATCATATACTCTGAAGCTGGGTTCATACTCATTTAAGTACCTTTCCACTAGTAGTAGCAGACCATTGTACCGTCTTTTTTATTCCATTCAAATTTGGGGTTAAATCTTTAAATGCTGTAGCACCTGTTACTTTGGGCACCGAAACTTTAGATAAATTTTGAACTGCTGTTTTAGCAGTAACCCCATACTTTGGGTTAAGGGTAGAAGCGTTGGGAGAAAGGTTATACTCTGTAAGCTTAGAAGAAGGAACAGTTAGAGATTGACCAGCAAAATCACTTTGAACATCTCGTGTATCAGAACGGCCTTTAGCATTAGGGTCTGTGTCACCAATAACGTCAGTTCCTACCTCAAGGGTCATTAAATATTTTGCTACACGGCCACCAAATATATGCTCTATAGAAAGAACTGTCCAGTATCCAGACATGCCATTTGGAAGGCCATCTAAATATATAGGGTCATATGGACGTAACGTAGCGTGCCCTACAATAGTAACTTTTGCTCGATGCTGATACTTATGAGTTTGACTATAGGACTGCGCTACTTGTTTAGAATTAGTTAAATCTGTAATAACTTCATGTGGGTAGTGGGTTTTAAATACAGCTGTTTGTGTACCGTCAGTTTTATTATTAGAAAAATTAGACATTATTTACCTAACTTTTTTGCAAAATAAGTTTTGTTTGGAATAACCACACCAGAGTTTCCTAGTGCAGGCGCTACGTGTGGGTGGGTAGCTTTAACTGCAGCACCCGTATTAGTATTAACTCCACTAATAACTCTATCTATACGCACAGAATTTTCAGGTGCTTGATCAGAAATAATTGGTTCAAAAGAAAGAATAGTACCTGTCATACGAAGAGCAGCGGGAACTACACCGCCAACCTCATCATCAACATAGTTAAAGTAAGGAGCAGAGTTCTTTTTACTTTGGTAAATCTTATCTTTTGATACAAAGATAATAGTAGTATTTTCAGCAAGCAAAGCAAAACCAGTTTGCTTAGCTAAGCTTCTACATAGCTGCCAATCGCTTTGACCAGATTGAGAAATTTGAGCACGTACTCTAGGGTCTCTTTGAGTAACTGCTGCCATGCTATGCTTCTTGGCAATTTTAGATATAACTTGATCGGCTGTAACATTTTTATAAATTTTTTGATCCGTATTTTTTAACACCCAAGAAGCGCCTACACATACAACATCAGTATTGCCCCCTTTATGGGAGTTATCTTGACGTACATGATGTATATAACCATTCCAAGTAGATGTTGATTTTCCTGCTCTATAAGTAAAACTAACAGGGTCTCCTGAAACAATAGAGTTTTTTCTTGTGGCAGGTTTTCCTTTGTAATGAAGCACTAAACGATCATGTTCTTCGGGGTTTTGATAAAGCTCTGCTCCAATTAAAACAAGTTCTATATCAGGAGCTTTAGGAAATGCAGCGTTAAAGTCACTGTCTTTTGCATTAGAGTTCCAAACAAAGTTTTTTTGTGCAGGGGTTCTAGTACTAGTTGCCATAAGGAACCCTTAAGATCGTGCCTTCTGCAATGTCAAATGGATCTTGAATTTCAGGATTAATCTCCATAATTTCCCACCAGTACTTAGCCCCAACACCAAACACTTCAGAAAGATGAGAAAGACTATCTCCTTGTTTCCAAGTATATGTGATGTAATTAACAGTCTGATTATTAGAAAACTTTCTAAAAACAGAAATTAAATACTCACCTGTATATTTGTCTTGAGTCTGTGTTAAAGGCCCATCATAATATCTAGAGACTCTTTCTATCATGCTGGTGCCTTTCCGGTATTCTTTAAGTATTCTTTAGTAGCAGCTACAGAAACATTATCGCCAAAAGCAACTGTTTGATTCCAAAGAGCCGGGTAACGAGCAAAGGTAATACTTACAGTACTAAGCATAGGAACCATATTTAAATCAAACATAGCATGGCTTACATTAAAGCTTGCAACAGAACCATAATAACGTAGGTTTTCATTTAATACTAACCAACAAGGAACGCCAGTAGTATACCCAAAGTCAGAGGTAACCCCGCTATACTTACTACTAAGTAGTAATGAATCTTTTAAAGGATCTCCATTTAATACTCTGTATAAAAATTCAATGTCATATTCAGTACCACGATTTAAAATACCTGCTTTTTCTACAGGATCAAGTTTTCTTCCATAAAGTTGTTCTTCAGAAAATGTTGGGTTTTTTAAACGCAAATACTTTAAATCTGGAATGCGGTTAATATATACTTCAAACGTAACGCTTGAGTTACCGCTTAGTAGTGTAGCCGGATCACTTGACCCTAAAGTCCAATCTACTGCATTGTTAGAAGTACTTTGATATCCAAAAGTAGATGGGTTATACATAAACCTAAAACCCCACTGATTAACAGCAAGTTTAGATGCAACCGCATTTTTTAACCCCTGTGCACTTTTGTTTAGGACAGCAGCACTATTTGCATCTTGAAAAATTCTTCCACGTTCTTTTTCTCCAAAAGCAGCAACAGTATTAAAAGCCTCAGTTGTTGGATAATTAGCTCGTTCTGCATAAGAAACATCTCTTGCATCACGATGAGGAGGTGGATTCCACCTAGTTTCTCCTGCTGGAGGAGTAATATCAGTAATATCTTTTAAACCATTTCCACTACCGGTAGAGGTATCGTTACAGGTTGCATTTGATTTAGCAGCAATCATTGGGTCGGTTACATTTTTTTTAACCCATGCAGCTAACTTTACTTTTGTACTTAAAGCATCTGCATTTGGGGTGCCTGAAACAGAGTGACATTGATCACCGTTTTTTGTACAGGTCCAATGTTCTTGAGCCCCACTACCACCATACTGTGCTGTTTTAAAGTTAATAATAAAGTGCCATAAACCACCGTTACACTTATCCCAAACATAGTTAGTAGAAACAGTTATTTTATTTGGAGTAGTTACAGTATTACTTTGTAAAACTGGTTCTTCTCCGTATATATTTTTTATTACTAATTGAATAGCAGGAAATGGAAAAACAGGTGAAGTAACTACGGTTGTCCAAGTAATATTAGGTACTGCGTTGTTTGGAGTTCCCCAGTTTATATTAGTAATTGGAGACCAGTTAGGGCTAAGATCACTCTTCCATTGAATAGCCAATGTAGGTTGAGCAACTACTTGACCACTTACAGCCCCACTTTTACGGCTAAAGCTTACTTTATTGTGAGAGTTATCGTTTGTAAGGGCACCAATTTTAACGTTAGCATTAGCACTTGTTAAGTTTGCAGTAATGCTTGTAGTTAAACCGTTACCTAAATTATTGCTTTGATTTGTAGAGGTATTACTAGATACTAGTATCCCTTTGCCATTAATTCCTGCAGTGTTTGCATTAAAAGCAGTTTGCCATGCAGAAAAAGTACTTATAGTACTGGCGTAAATATCTACTATATAATAAACATAATATTTAGTATTTGTTTTATGATTAACTGCCGTAATTTTTGTGTTATTAACTAAACTAGCAACACTAATAGTAGAGCTTTCATCTTGATACCGACTAACATTTGCATAGTAATAAGTAGCCATTAGAGTGCATATCCAATCTGCTTAAGAACATCGCTGTCTGTAAGCTTTTTACTAATTAATCTTACTAAACGATCTGTTTCTTGTACGCTTCCTTGAGCTATAGTTACGTTCATCTTTAAATTAATAACAACATTCTTAGAGTGACCTGATGATCCAGCTACGCCAACATTCATTCCCGGTGTAGGTCCTCCAACGTCTTCATTAAAACTTAAGTTACTTAATGAAGAACTAAGTACTGGACTAGACAGCTGAGAAACATTTTTACCTTTAAAACTACCTTTAGAAACAACTTTTTTAGCTGAAGACATAGAGTTTGAAAAGGTTACTGTAGGTCCAGAGGTAGGTGCAGATACGCTTGTACCTATAGGCCCTGAAGGTGCACCACTTAGGTATGGTGCTGGGTTAACTTTAACACCCTTTTCATTATGAATTTCAAAGTGAAGGTGAGGACCGGTAGAGTTACCTGCACCAGCAGCACCCTTTTTACCGCCAGATTTACCAACAGTTTGACCAGGCTTTACTTTTTGTCCTCTAGAAACGTTAACTTGAGACATGTGACCGTAACGAGAAGATGTTCCATCGTCATGCTTTATGTCAAGATAGGTTCCATAACCCGTAGCATCGTTACCAAGGTAACTTACTGTGCCGTCTGTAACAGCAGTTAGGTTACTTCCAACAGGAGTACCAAAGTCAATACCGTGGTGGTTTGCAGAAATTCCTGGGTGTGCAGAGTTATCTCTTGGTCCAAATGGAGAAGTTATAACTGTTCCTCTTGGAACAGGGCTTGCAAAACTCATTGAACCAGCAAATGCTGGTCCTCCAATTCCTAAGTTACCGTGATCACTTGGACCACCGGAACCAAAGAATCCTGCAATACCTCCAACAACTGTACCGATAACAGCACCAACAGAAGATGTGAGGGGAGCAAGTGGTCCTCCAACAAGACCTAATGCTGCACCTGTTGCAGCGCCGGCTCCAGCTCCTGCAGCAGCGCTACCTAAACGAGTTGTTGTTCTAGACTTATTTAATTTCTTTCCAAGTGCTTTACCGCCCTTGCCTACACCATAACCTACAACACCTGCGCCTAGACCGGCTAGAGCACCAGCTCCAACAGTTGCTGCGGCTCCACCAGCTACTCCTGCACCCTTACCAAGAAGATTAGCAATACCGCTGCTTCCAGTAAGCAGTTTACTTAATAGTGCAAATTTTGCAAGCTCACCAATAGCTCCTGCCACTGCCCCACCAAATCCGGCAATAAGTCCACCCATGTTTCCCGCATTAGGAAGGGTTTGTAAAATTCCTTTAAGAGTCATTAACCCGTCATTAACCGGTCCAAGGGTATCTGCCATCTTGCTATAGGCATCATTAAGAGCTGCAGTGGTACGCAAGGATGCATCATAGCCACCAACTAAACCTTGTTCAGTTGCGGCAAGTTTTTTATTTTCACTCGAGTTAAATCTAAAGTTAGCACGAATAGGTGAGCTTTGATCCACACCCATTGCGTTAAGAATCTTATTAGGATCCTTCATTTGAGATGATGTAAGCGGTGCACCATTTGAGGCACGAGCAAGAATACCCGATTGGATCATCTGCATTAGCTGAGGATCGCCACCAGTAATCTGTTGAATGGTTGCGTAACCCTTACTTCCAGGGTTTAATACAAGGGCTGCCTGTTGCTTAGTGATCTTTTGACCACGATACAGGAAGCTGTATACATCATTAATAATTTGGTTAGGTGGCTTTAAGTTACCTTGACGATCACGAATTTGAATACCGGCACGTAGGAAACTCATACCGTTCATTCCAGCTACACTTGCGGCAGCCGTCTCATTGCTCATGCCGGACATGGCGCTTAATCCGCCAATTTGTCCCATGATATTTCTAGAGCTAATTGAGCTAGCTGTGTAACCACCTTGATACATCAAGTTCATTGCAGCCATGGTTGGACCCATAGCGCTTGTTGCTCCACCGCCTACTTGTTGGTTAGCTTGCAGGATTGCTCTTCGTGAAGACATTCCACTTAAGCCTGCGTAAGTATCTGCACTCATTCGCTGCGTAACTGCAGCCATAGTATTAGGTGCCGCAGACATATAGGTGCTTGCACCAAATGCTGCTAAACCAAGTCCTATCCCAACTTTTTCAGCACGTGTAAAAGAACCAAGACCAAGGCGCCCAGCACCTGGTCTATCTCCACCCATTTTGCCTGTAGCAGCTTCGGTATCTTTAATGGCCTTAGACCACTCTTCAACCATTTGATCTACAAGTTTTTTAGCTTCTTTAAAGTACTTAATAAAGTTTTTAGGTAAGCCCTCAAAGTCAACTTGATCAGACATAGATGCAAAAGAGGTGGACTCAGCGTCGGAAGGGTTCTCCATGTTTCCGAATGCACTTGCCATTTACATCACCGCCTTATTCTAGCCGTAGCTCTTTCT